AGCTTTAAATCCAAAGTTACCTATTGTATGTTTCTTTTGTTCTAAAAACTTTTGATATTCTGTCATAGTTTGTTAATTTTTTCAATTTCTAATTTTTTCCAAGTTCCTTTTTTTAATCTACTATCTAAAGTAGGTCGGCTAATTCCTAATTTTTCAGCCAGTTCTTTTTTTTCGTACTTCAAAAGAAGTAGTTTGAGTTTTTGTTCCATAAGTAAAATTTTTTACATTAATTAGTTAAAAATTAGCGGACACTATATCCGCTTTTGTTTCACAAAGATAAACAATATTTTTAATATACAACTATCTTTTTAATAAATATTTAACAGGTTTATCTTTCAAGTGCGGAAAATCTGTCTTTGATAGTTCGATTGCTTTTTGCTTGCGTTCATTTTCTAATTCATTCCAATATCCGATTCTTTGATTCGTGGATAGTTTAGCGGTGTTGTATTTTGATGCTGGTTTCATAATATTTCTATGTTTATTTTTTTACCCATATTAGTAGCTAATTTATATAAAAATTCAAATTTGCATTCCTGATGGTTGTTTAGTACGTGATTTAAATAAGAGTAATTTATATTGTATTTATTTGAAAACTCTCTTTGGTTTGTTTTTTCATTTAGATATAACTCTAAAACCATTTTATTAAAGTTCATTTAAGTAGTTCATTTTAGATTCGTAAATGTGGTATGTAGTTTCTATGTAAACTGGTTCGTAAAATATAACTCTTTTTTTTGGCTTTTTAGGTAGTATATTTAAAAACTCAATATCTTTTAATCTATAAATATTTCTTTTTACTTGCTTTATTTTATGAGTATAGCATTTATTTTTAAAATACTTTTCAGATGTTATGCCTAATTTATACATAGCATCAATTTTGGTAATCATTTTTTCAGCCATAACTATATTTTAAAATATGCTTTAGTCGTTATCATTAGTCTAAAATTTTATCAAAGAAAACAACGCCTTTTTTACGTGCTATTTCTATGTTATTAATAAATCGATTTACAAACTCACTTAATAAAATTGCATCGGCTTCGTTTAATTCTGCAATTTGTTTAATTAACCTTTGTTTTATGTTAAGAGAATTTAAAGCAAATTCAGCATCATTTTTATAAACTTGGTTGTAATGTGTTTCTGTCTTTTTTTCTAAAGCATCGTAAAACATTTTCCCGTACTTCTTTTCGATTCCACCGAGTTTATAATTATCAAATATTTCTATGAATAATTGAGCTGTTAAAAGTAGTTCAAGTCCGTTATGCGTTTCTTTATTCTTCATATTCTTTTAAATATAAATCGATTAAAAATTTTGTTTTCTCTAAATCTTCTTTGAAGTTTCCTTTTTTACGACTTCTAACCACTCGCTTAATAATATCAAATTCGTAGCTATTAAGGTTTTGATTTTCGCAAAATTGGTAAATACTACCTTTTGAGTTATCGTAGTGTTTAGGTGTTTCAATTTCTTCTTTGTAAGATATTATTTTAGCGTATTTATTATCAATCCATAAAACAATCCAATTTTCTTTGCATGGGTTTTGTATGTAACTATCTAATTCTCCTGAAATATAAGTTTTTTCTATTTTATCAAATTCAACAAAACCAGTATCATTACTATTAGCACATTTTACCTCTTTAGCATTTTTAAAATACTCTTTTACTTCTTCTAATGTTGGTTTTTTATTTTCCATTTTCGTATTCTTTTACAATTCCTTTTAATAATTCTTTTGCGGTGTCTAATTCTGTTTGCATCTCTTGAAGTTTCTTTTGTAGTGCTTCAATTTGCGCCTGTTTAAAGTTTAATAAATCTTCCATGTTATAAAGTTTTAATTAATTCAGTTATTTGTTCCGTTAGTTTTCTTTGTTTTAAATTTAACATATCATCGTTACCAAAGCACGTTAATTCAATTTCAATATTTTCTATTTTTCGTGCAAGGTCTTTTAATTCTAAAAGTTTTTCCTCGCTTATAATTGTTCCGTTCATTATGCTTCGTATTTAAAAGTTGTTTTGTTTAGTTTGTTGATTATGTTTGGTAACCATATATCTTCAAATTTTATATTATTAACGTGAAATCCAGTTCCGCAATCATAAGCATCAAACTCAAAGTAAATAATATGATTTTTAGATTCAATAAAAGAAGAACAATTATAATAGAATCTATCGTCTTTTTCGCTTGAGTAGTCTATATTATCTTTTCCTACTTCTAACATTTTTTCGTCAATCGCTTCAATTAGTTTTTCAAATGTTTTCATAATTATATTGTTTTAATTTGATAGAGCAAATATACAACCTTTTTTCAGACTAACAAATTTTTGTTGTAATTTATAATTAATATAAACAACGTTTAATTGTTGTAAGTTAAATTATTTTTTGTACATTTGTAAAAATTAAAACGATAAAATTATGGAAGCAAAAGACAAAGCAAAAAAACTAATTGATAAATTTTTAAAGTTTGTTGATTGGAATGATTTAATAAATGATTGCACTAATAGAGAATGGGCAATAAGAAACGCCAAACAATGTGCATTAATAGCAGTTGATGAAATTATTGAAATTTTCGAAGATACAAATGGATATGATTTTAGATTAGATTTTTGGCAAGAAGTAAAAGAAGAAATTAATAAAATATAATTATGAAAGAACTTTCGATTTATAATACGTACGTAGTAATGGAATCACAAGAACAATGTGATAGAATGAAACAACTTTGTTTAGATAATGGATTAAAATTAATAGATAATTTTATATACAATGAGGCTAAATTATGCTTTAGATTTTCATCAAGTAATAAATATGGGATATGGCATATTATAGAAGGATTCCAACAATTAACAGAAGAAGAATTTAAAGAACTATTAAAAACTAAATAATATGAAACAAAAACTAAAACAAGTGCTAAATAGAAAACAATTTGTAGAAGATTTAGCAAAGAAATTAAACGTTAAACCAAATACAATTGAATGGTATTTTCGTAAACGTATGCCAACTGAACATATAAACTATGTTAACAGCCTTTTAGATGAACAGATTAAAATCGATAAAATAACAAGGGAGTATGTTGTTAAGGCGTGGGAAAAATTGTAACGTTCTCCAGCTTGTTGCAGTTGCAAAAATTAATAACTAAACATTACAAAAATTATGAAAGAACAAATTAAAAATATTATTGAAAGCTATTGTGAAGGAATAAATCATTTAGAATTTAATATTGCCGACTTAGACAAGATGGCTGACGAAATACTTGCCTTGCAATTGCAACAAACTGGTGTTATGCAACGTTATTTTCATCCGTTTGTCGGAGCAGGAACACTTATAAAAGAAACTGAAAAATCTTTAGTTATAAAATTAGATTTTAATGGTAAAGAGTATTTTGCTCCTAAACATGAATTTACAGAGCTTTTATAATGTTGCATAACGTTTTGGGGCTTTGCGTTCGGTTTTTTGCCTTATCCGAATGTTCAATTTTAGCACAATGCTCAAAGGCAAAAACTGACGCAAAACCGCTGTTATAAGTAGTTGCGGATTATTAACAATAAATTTAAAATAAAATGGAAATACAAGACATAATGAAAGCGTTGGCAAAGAAAGGAATTTCTACATCAATGCACTACAATAGTGAAAAAGACCAATGTTATATAGATTTAGAAACAAGAGCAAAAAGTGAATTACACTTATATGAAGATGGCATATTGCGTGGTAGATACCAATATGAAAACCAAATTGATTTATCTCAAGATATTGAATTATTGGTAACTGAATTGTGCCACGAGTTTAACAACGCATTACACGGTAGAAATTACTGTCAAGAAGCGTGGGCTGAATTATGTCGTTCAAAAGGGATAGTTCTTGAAATGTACGGAATGTAGCAATTACTTATAACGTTTCGCAGCTACACGTCTGTTGCGTAAAAGCACAAAAATATCTTTCGGTTTAACACGAAATTGAAAGATACAAAACAAATTTTAAATTAATCACAATGTAGCAATAGCGTGTAATTGCTGTTATAACTCGTTTTTTATGAATACAGTATATTTTCAACCGAAAGGCATTAAACCACAATATTGTGAAGTTGGTATGATTTCAGAAACAGACCCCGAATACATTTGGTATTTAGATGAACCTTGCAAAATTCTAATTAGTGAGGTTAAAATAATTGAAAAAGAAAACGTGATTTTCGACAAAAAAAGTAGTTTAATCAGGGTTCGCCAAAATGAGTTATAACGTTCCCTCGCTTGGCGAAGTTGCCTAACGGAATGTTTAAACGAATTACAAACAAACAATTAATGTCAAACGAAACACTAATGGCAATTGTGCCAAACGTGTGTTATAAGTAGCTTTTATTATGGATAAAGAATTAGAAATAGCATCTCAAAGATATTCGGATAATTGGGAAAAGATTACAAGATTATCTTATGAAGATTTAGAAGTTGAAGAAATTAATAAATTAGATTTTATTAATGGTGCAAATTGGCAAAGAAACAGATTGTTTACAAATGAGGAAGTTATAGATATTATACAAAAAAGGCTTTTGTCTATTGGCGTTTTTTCTTCTTATACAGCAACTGAAATATGGTTTAATCAATATAAAAAATAATATAATAATGAAAACAAAATTATACCTTGAACCATTAGGAGAAAATGGTTTGCCTTTACACAATATAGCAAATATTGATAATTGTATGAAATCTTATAAAAAAGTAGAAGGTATTTTTGTAGATAAAGAAATACTATCTTGTTTTTTAGAATGGTGCGTTTTAGAAGATAAAGATATTTACGATGCAGAAGCAAGATTGAAAACTTCTATCGAGTTTCTTAAACACAATGGTTGGTAAAGTTACTTATAACTCATCGATTGACGCTACTAAATTATGCAACTGCCTAAAAATAAAATAATTACAAACACATTTAAAATATATGATTACATTGTATGTTTAAATGATGGGTTTTTATATCAGTTAGAGCATTGCCCTAAAAAGCGTACTAAAGTATTTCGCAAATTAACTTACAATGAAAAAAGAAACGCTTATTATATCAATGGTCAGTTAGTAAGTAAAAACAGATTAAATAAATTAGCAATAAAAAACCCCGCTATATAAGTGGGGTTTTACTTTTAATATAATTTAGAATGAAATAAAGTACAAATAGTATTCCAATTAGCCAAATAAACTTATTTGCGAGCGTTTCAATAACTTGTGAATAATCTTTATCTTTAGTTTGTATATCTTGCTTTAAATCGCTTTTATTTACTTCATTACTTTTTTCTTTAATTACTTCTTTAGAATTGTTATAAATAACCCTTGTATTATAAATTGTGTCTTTTCCTAAAAGTATTGGTTTATCTAAATTAATAGGCTCTAAAGTAAAAGAGTTGCTAAATTTAGTAGCGTCTATTTCTGTATTCTTTTCAGATTCCGATTTAATTTCAGTTTCAGTACTTGACTTTTTTACAGAACCGCAAGACGTTATTAGAATTGCGGTTAGTATTAATATTGTTTTTTTCATCTTTAAAATATATGTGTTATTCTTTGTATTTGTCCGTGTTCTTTGTCGTGAATATATCCCTCTACTGCTTTTGGTGCGTGCTGGTATCCATTTCTGTGATGCCAACTATCTGTACCGCTTGGACTTCTTAATGTTTCAACACAAACACCCATATAATCTTTACTTACTTTGTGGTGTAAATGGTGGCTATAAATATACTTATGTTTGCAATTACTCCAATCTTTACTTTCGTGAGCCATTAACATTGGTAAGTCTTGCGGTTTTGCTCCATCTCCGTGAGTTGTTCCAATTAAGTTTTTACCATAAGTAAAATATTTTCGGTGTGCTATTGTAGTGTCAAACGTTACATTTTTGCAATCTCTAAAATGCGTTTCAATTACTTGAGCTAAAAAGAATCCGTTTGTATAATCGTGGTTTGATGGGTTGTAAACCACGTGAACGTCTGCAACTTGCATAAGAATTTCAATAATATCTACATATAAAGATTTTGCAATTAAAAAGTTAGTGTGCCACATTCCGTCTGTATCTTGAGGCGTTCCGCTTGTGGTTGTTCTTTTTGCATTATCAATATGTAAAATATCGTTTCCTATAACAAATAACACTTTGTCTATTGTATTAGTATCTATTTCGTTTAAAATGCCTTTACAACCTTTTAAAACACGTTGCACGGCTATTTGATTGTTATAAGTTTCTCCAACTTCAAAAGCACTACATAATTTTCCTATGTGTATATCGGCTGGGTCAAATACAAAAAGCCTTTTATTTCCTTTGTCCTCTCTTTTTATTTGTGGATATTTAGGAACGTAATTTTGTAGCTCTTTAATTAATTCGCCTTGTAATTTAGAAAAATCATTTTCTTCATTTTCTACATAATTTGGATTTTTAACAAAGATACTTTTTTCTTTGTCTTTTAACCACATATGCTTTACGCTTGTGTTTGGAACGTCTAAAGAATCGGTTGCGTTATAAATTCCCTCGTGTTGGTCTAATAATCTTTTACGGCTTCTTTTAATGTAAGTTCTTAAAGTATCAACTTCTGAATTTTGCTTTGTTGATTCGTTAGTGTTTAAAATCAATCTTGCAACATCGGTGTTTGATAAGTTAGTGTTTTGTTGCAGTAGTTCAGTAATTTTTTCATCGTAAATGCTAAATTTTGATTTACTCATAATTGTTTAGTTTAGAATTATTTAAACAAATTTAGTAAAAAAAGTTTACAATTAACAAAAAAGTATTATATTTGTGTCAGTTAGTTAGTTTTTTCATAGTTTTAGTTTAGTTTTGAAAAGAAAACCGCCCTTTAATTAGAGCGGTTTTTTTGTTTGTCGTAAATTTATACTATAATTGCGACATAAAATGTTTGTAATTACCAACATTAAAGGCTTTTTTGTGTATAATAACGGAATTTACTAAAATTATTCTTTAATCTCAAAATGCATAAAATCGTAATTCTTTTCACGCCCTAAAGAAATAAAGCCATGTTTGTAGAATATATCAATCATAGGTTTATATTCAGGTCTTGCAAATCTTGCTGTTTTACTTGTTTCTTTTAATTGGTTTCTTTCAGGGTCTAAATCAATAGCTATGCCCCACGAATGACGTGAGTAATCAGAACCGCCACGCATTGCACGAAAATTAAAACAACCGCCGAACAAGTCAATCCCTAATTCTTGTATTTTAGCAAGTCCATAATGAGCTAATAAATCATTAAATACATTAGTAAAGTTTTGAGCTACTAATTTATGGCAACGCATTGTATTAACTTTAGCGTTTTTATCCCACGCTAAACGCATTGGATAAGGTAGTTTTATACTTACTAAATAAGTTCCGTTTTGATTTGGTTTTCCGTATTTAGCAATAGCTTTTTCTGTTGTTATCATTTACATTTATTTTTAGCTTGTTCTTTTAACCATTTATGCCAACGTTCCGCAACTATTTTACCAAAGTAACCAATTATACCACAAATAAAAGCTACTATAATAGCTCTAATTGATTCGTAAAAACTCGATAAATCTAAACTATGGGTTTGAATTAAAGAGTACGTTCCGCCAATAACCCCAAAACAAATTGACACTATCGGATTGTGATGCGTATTATTACTCATTCTCATTCCCTTTTTTAGTTACTACTTGTTTGAATAAGTTTAGTAAATATTTAGGGTCTCCAATAAATAAAGCTAAACCAATAATAAAAACAACTATTTCTATTTTCCAATCAAATAATTGGTTTGTTGCATATTTATAAGATTGAAATAAAATTATAAACAATCCTATAAACATCAAAAACTTTCTTCTTGTACTTATTCTCATTTTTTAGCGTATAAAGATTGAACAAAAAGCATAACAGCTAAAATAATTAATGTAGTATTTACGAATTGAAAATACATATTAGCCGAAAAGCAAAACAATACAGCCAAAAAACCGAATAAATAATACATCGATAAGAACAACGTCGCAGTTGCTTTACGTAAACAAAAATGTAGTCTTTCACGCCATAAGAATAAAGAGGTTGAAAATAAAAGTAAACAAAGTTGTGTCAATAATACATAAATAAAATCACTATAAAAATCATAACCTTTTGAAGTCGGTATGTAAATATAGTTTACAATATTACTAAATAACTCAACTAATAAAACAAAGAATACAGAATAAACCAAAAAGTTTTTCTTATAATCTTTTACTTTTTCTTCTACAATTTGCGTAAACCTACAAAGGCTACATCTTGGAACTGATGCCATAACTATCTATTTTTAAAATTTAAAATTACCATTGTATTGATTTTTCACAATGATTTTTATCTATAAAGTCCAATATTGAACAAATAACTTTACCTAATTTTGTAAGGTGTCCGAATCTTTGATTTTTACCTAATACGCTTGAAATAGTTTCATCTATATTTCCAAACTCAAACGGACTATTTTCTTTTATTAAATATTTATTTAGTGAGAATCTAAATTCTCTATTTCCAAATCTATCAATATTAATAGCGGTGTCTAAAAAATAGCCTTTTTTTCTAACGTTTAATGCGTTAAAAATTGTTAAAGGCAAAAATAGTAAATAAGCAATTAAAAATAAAATATAACCCATATTAATAATTTTGTGATATGTAGTTAGTAATTTGTGTGTGTAATCTATTGTATAAATCTGTCCCAATAGCTACTCCTATATCCTCTAAAATCTTCAATGCACTTTTCCATTGACCTGCTAATACTTCATTTCTAACTGGAATTAAAACTGATTCAATAGCACCATGCTGTTCTTCCGTTAATAAACCACTTAATTTAGCCAAACGAAATTCTGCACTTATTTCAGCATAGGCTAAAACGCCATCACATTGACGTTTTTTATACATTTCAGTTTCTTCTTTTAAAACTCTTTTAGACTCTATTTCTGCTAATTCGCTTTCAGTTGCACTTACATATTCAAAACCACTAATATCTTTATCCTCTAAATATTGCTGAAATTCTTGCGTGCTATCATCTAAAGGGATTTCTGCACCATTTAAATATATCTTACCTGTTAACTCGCTAATTATATACATATTTAATAAATTAATCTTGAAACGTGAATTTTTGAAACTCTTATATTTGTCGCTACTCCTGTTGCTCTATTGTTTCTATTTATAACAACACAACCATTTGAACTATCAGAAGGCATTTCTGTTCCTGTAAAGGTATGCGTAAAAGTTGCTCCTGTTATAATATTAGTAATAGTCATTTTACAATATCTGTCAGCTTCTACTTCTGTTGCTGGTATGTAAATATTTAAAACATAAGCGTCAGTTGTTGAGTTTGCAGGAAAACCAGCACCGCAATCAATTTTAGTTGAAAATGCAGTAGCCGTTAATCTTCGACTATAAAATTGTAGATTTGTATCTCCTACATCATTACCAACTAATAATAAATTAGCAGTTGTAAACGCTGATGGGTTTAAATTTGGAATTGCGGCGGTTAAAGAATAAAAACCTACTGAAGTACAACAATTAGCATTTGCATCGTTATTTGCCCAAACAAAATAAGCATCACAACCTTGACGTATAACTATGTCAGCAAGTGTACCCTGTTTAAGACCAGCATTTGCTCCAGCAGTAGTTGCTGAAACATAATTTTGTAAAGGTAAAGAAGTATATCTTGAAGTACCCGAAATACCTACTACTGTTTGAGTACCATTAGTTGTTAAAGCTATGGGTGCATTAATACCTACTAAACCATTCGCATCGTTTCTTGCTGAAACTTGAAAGAATGAACGATATAAATCGTTTTCTGACTGAATGGTTATATTTCCACTTCCTAAAATATCAGTGCCGTTAATAGTTTTTATATTAGCTGCTGAAACTAAAATATCTTGTTTTGAATCTACATCATTTTTCAAGTCATCTAAAGCACCTTGTAAATCTGTTTGGTCTTCTAAAGTTCCAGTAATTGAACCCCATGCACCACCGCCAAAAATATTGTAAATATTCTCATTCTTTTGGAAACAAGGACAGTTTAATTCTTCAAGCTTTTGCATGAACAAATCTCCGCTTGAAGTTGTGAAAGGTGTTAATTCTACTAAGTCGTAAATTTCGCAATCTATAACATTATATCTTTTAGACTTTAATCCGTTTTCGTAAACAATTACAATTTCGTTTAATTCTAAATTAATCGTAAATTTTGAAGGAGAAAATAACCCTATTTCACTATCTTCAAACAACCAATATTTATCCCCTTTTTTAGTAAGTTTCAACATAATTAAAAAGCTTTACTTTTACGAGTTATTTTAATATTTCTTCTACCTATTGTAATACTTCCCGAATCTGTTTTAGCATATAAACGACCACCATTTGATAAGAAAGTAGCTAAAGAAAAGTAATCTAAATCAATACTTTGTTTATATGGTATTGTTCCACCAGCTTGTATATAACCAGTAAAAGCAACATTTGTTCCAGCAGTCGAACCGCTAATATCAATTATCAACTCTATTAAAGTTGGCGTTCCTGTTTTTGCTGTAACCGTAATATCAAATCTTCCGTCATAATCGTCGCCAACTGCAATAGGTGTGATTTTGTTACCACTCCAAAGTTCAGAAACTCCCCTTATTTCTAATGGCAAATAATCTGTAATATTAGCACCTAAAGCATCTATTGTTATCTGTGTGTAACTTGTGCCTATTGTTATTGTTGGAGTAGCTAAACTATCAACATAATAACCCCAACCATGATAAAGGTTTTTTAAATAGCCTTGAGTTTGTGAAATATCGTAGTCTTTTGGTTTACTATAAATACTTGGAATACTTAAAAACCTATCGTCTAACTCTAATTTAAAACCTCCGATATACATATCTAAAGTTGGACTTGGCGTTCCGGGATATGGTGCGTCTATTTCAAAAGCAAAATCAATAACATCAGTAGCACCCAAAGGAATGCTTTGAGCAAATCCGTACCATTGTTTATTTTCAGAAGTTCCATTTTCAAATATATTCGAGAAAGTATAACTTAATACAGAATTAATATAAACTTTTAATCTAATATCTATTGGAAAAGTTGTAAAGTATGAAGTATTATCTAAAACCCTAAAAGAAAACAAATAATATCCATCTTTTGTTACAGTTGTAGTTAAAGCACTTCCTAAGTCAAAAACAGAACCATAATCTACAATAGTCATAGTTTTGCTACATCTTATTGATTTACCACCATCAAATGAAAAGTTATTTGACAAAGTGGCTAAATCTCCAGTATAGTTTAAAGTTGTACTATCTGAAATTAAAGCTGTAACGGGTAGTATATTTTCTGAATACTCAGCTTTATAATTTGTTATTTGTGCTAAATTTGCCATTAGTTTATTACTGGATAAGATTGATTAATAAAAAATGAAGTCGATGCTCCAAATGTAGAATTGATACTCATCATTCCACTTTCAATTTGGATATTTAAAGTATTACCAAAAGCGTTATGCCCTTGTATTACAAAATCGCTAAATGGATTAAATTCTACATTTGTAATATTTGCAAAAGTTTCTAAAGATAAAATTGAACCGCTTGTATTTTCTATAAATCCATTAACGTGTACCATTCTACCTACTTTGGTAAAAGTAAGTTGATATTCCACCGCTGGTAAAATAGACGTTAAAACGTTTGTAGTTAAATGCGTGTCTACTAAAGGCGTTGGATAAATAGCATCTAATAACGCTATTTCAACTGCTCTATGCTCTGATGCTAATATAGTAGAACTATCAGCTAAATTAGAGTTTATTAAATTTGTAATTGTTGTTTTATTTGCCATATCTTTTAATTTGTGAAATAATCTGATGAGTAATGTGAACTTGAATAATCTCCGTTAGCTATTGTAAAAGTTAATTCCGTATAAGGCAAAGAACCGTAAAGAATCGAACTATATTTATTCGCTGGTATTACAATTTTATAACTACCATTACTTACAAAAGTATACACTTGTTCAAAGGTAATAAAATTTATTTTAATTAAGTCTAAATAAGAAATAAAAATATCATCTTTATACAAAGAAATTTGTAAATCCGTATTATCAGTATCAATATCGTGGTTAAAAACCAATTGTATTAAATCATTTATACTTGCTAAAGTATAGATGCTATTCGGATAGTTACTAACTAATGCCAAAGGTTGTGCAATTTGTAAAGTCCTTGTGTAAGTATC